CAAGGTGTTCCGCAGCTTCCCCAAAATCTCCAAATGTTTTGTTAAGATTCCTTAGCCACCCGCTCCAGGAGGCATTTAATTCTTCTTGCTTAGTTCTATCAAGATGCAATGATTTATAAAGATTCTCAATGGCCTCTATCAATTCAGGGTCTTTAACAATTTTTAAAAGATTCTCTTTCCATTCATTAAGAGCTTCCTGCGCATCCTTGCCCTCATTTTTAGCGAGTTTCATTCTTTGCTTTGCGTAATATTCAAAAACATCTGTAATATTCCTGTTAGCATTAACACTCGCGGCCTCTCTTTCTTCATCGGAAAGAGTTTTAATCTTCAAAATTTCTTCAAGCTTGTCTTCCTGAAATTTAACAAAGTCTTCCACATCCTGCATTTTTACTATTTTAATTTTCTTAAAATTCTTTAGTTCACGATTAGCCTGGGACTCAACAACCTTTAATCTCTTCTCACCGATTCCTTCAAGGTCAGTTGTCAACCCCATTTCTATCGCCTTTTCTTCAGCAACACGGAGATTCTTTAAAACAAGGACTGCTTTATCAAATTCTTCCTTTCCTATCAACTCATCCACGCATGCCGCAAATAAGGCATCCTCAGTGTCCTCTAACATTTTTAGAGACACATCCTTTTCTCTTTGAGCCCGTTTCTTATAATACCCCTCCAAAGTTTTTGATTGCTCTTCAGTAATCTTTGTTTCCTTTTCAAGATTTTTGATTTTGGCCGCAAGGACCTCATCATCTGCTTCCCGCTCTGCTATCGCCAAGTTCTTAGCAGTTACAGTTCTGGCGAGAGCGCTAACTTTCTCTATTTCCGCCCCTGCCTTTCCGTGTCGGGTTAATTTTTTAATTTGGTATGCAGCGTCTTTAAGAAAATCAACTGTTTTTGATAAAGCGGGGTGAACTTCATATACAGCGGTCTGCCACTTTCGAGTCCAGGTTTCGTAACTCTCAATAATAGCTTACCCTTCTTTCTCAAGTTGATTGATTTCTGATTGAATTTTCAGCTCATCGCCTTTAAGGACTTGATATTTCTCTTGATTTACCAACTCTCTTAGTTGGTCTTGGAGAAGTTTCTTTTTATCCTTATCTGTCGCTTGACCAATCTTAGCTCTTAAATCCTCTTGTTTAAGGTAAATATCAAGCGGTTTTTGAAGCATTGCAATTCTTTCAGCAAAAGTTGATTTCTCTACTTTCCCCAATTCTTCTACCTTTTTAATAAGGTCGTCAACTGTTGGGAGTTCCTCCCGTCGCAAAATACTAGCTTGGACAGCAAAGTCTCTCAACTCTTTTGCTGCCTTTATTTCAAATGCTCTATATTTCACTGCCGCCCCTGTTTTTGTATAAATGGTCTCTAAAGTGGCCAGTAAGTTTTCTTTCTCCCTTTGGAGTTCATCATTTTGCCTTGCGGTTAATTCTGGACCCTTCTTCATAAGTTCAATTATCCGTTCTTGGAAACGCTCTACATCAGCCATTAGTGCTTTTGTAAGCTCAGGGGTGAGAGCAATTGCAATCCCTTTAAGAAGCGCCCTAAGTTTCTCAGATATACTCGCAAGACCTAATTTAATATCTATTACTACAGGGCTTTCTTTTTTCAAACCCCTTACATCATCCGTTAAATCTATTATTTGCTGTTTTAGATGTTCATTAGCTGGCATCCACTCTATCGTATCTATTGTGTCTGCAAGTTCTTCCGCCTGCTCGGTAGCAGCTTTCATCTCGCCTCTTAAAGCAATATGTTTAGATGCCAAAAGAGCAATAGCGCCTGCCACTAAAATAAGACCTCCCGTTATGACAGTTAATTTCGCCGCCAAAGCGGAGCCTATCCAGTTTGTTGCGACAAAAATTCTATTCAAGTTGACAAAAATCGGGAGAAGAGCACCAAGTCCGATAGCAAGGGCAGCTATTTTTAATGTTAGAGACGCAAAAAACGATATAGTTTTTTCTCCTACCCCTTTCACAACATAGGATAATTGCAATGTTAAATCCCTGAGCTTATCAAACATTGGCCCAAGAGATTCCGTAATCTGAACACCTATTGTTCGCAAAAGCATCCGAAGGGTATTAAGGGTCACATTAAAATCCATCATAGCTTGAATGCTATTCCTGGTTACTGAAGGAAGAATACCGATAGTATCATTTAATCGCTTTATTGTTTTATCCGAGGCTTCAAGATAGGGCATCATCGTTTCTGCATTTTCGCCGAAGAGCCTTTGAGCCAGATAAGCCTTATCCATTTGTGAACCTAAATTCTGATAAGCTTTTCGCACAAGGTCAAGTGTCTCTAAAACTGGCATGTGATGGCCTCTGAATCTTTCTGCTTGAAGACCTGCTGTCGCCAAAACTTCTCTAACTCTTTTAGCAATAAGGGAAGTTCCTTCCCCCGCAGTTAAAAGAGCTTGAGACAATCCGCCAACGGATTTTATAAATGCCTTCGCATCTATACCAAAACCAGCCGCCACCGCTGACAATTTTGCTATCTTTGATATTGATTCACCTGTTACCGCAGATAACCTTGCCGTTTCAATGCCAAACTTAACCGATTCCCTAATCATCAAAGCATAGGCGCCAACAATCTGAAGTCCCATTCTACTTATCTGCCTTCCAACTCGCTCCAACTCAAGACGACTGCGGTAATGAGCGCCGGCTATCTTCTTTTCGGAAGATTCAATCGCCCTTCTTGCTTTCTCTTGCTCTTTAATCCTCCCTTCCGTTCCTGTTTTATAAGCCTTGCTCAATTTATCATGTTCAGCCCGGAGATATTGGGTGACTTTTTGTTCGCCTTTCATTGCAGACGATATTGCTGCCGAAGATATGTTCGTAAGTTTTAACTTTTCTTTAATGGCTTTTGAGTTATCTTGGATAGTTTTTAAAAGATGTTTCTCCCCATTTGCTAAAATCTCCGTTTTATCAGTCACTATCTTCGCTATCTGCCCTGATTTATCAAGCACCGTAGAATACTTTACCACCTCAGTTGATAATAACTTCGCTTTCTTCCCGCTTTCATCAAGATCAGAAGCAAAGTTTTCAGTCGTCTTTGATGCTGAGGCTACAACAGATTCGGTGTCTTTCATATCTTTTGTCAAATGTTCAATCTGAGGTAGCCGGAGACCACCTTTTGATAGCGTCTCTAAAAGGATTCTAACTTTAAGTTCTGCTACATTTTCTGCCATATTTTACTTTTCTTTTAACCCAAAATCCTTTAATGGTTTATCGCTGTCTTCTTTTCCATCGGGCGTCTCTAAAACTTCTTCTATTGCCGAAAAATCGCCTGAGAAAGCAGATGAGAAAGCCATTGCCAGCAACAATAATCTTTCCTTCTTCAAATTTTTCTCCCGCTGGAAAATCTCATCAAGAAGAAACTGGACAATCCGCAAATCAAGATTAAGGATATACTCAACGCTCCACCCCTTATCTGAACTTAATTTCCCAATAACTTCGGTGATCCATCCCCTTCCGCTTTTGTGGCGGGGGCGAGAAGTTTGATTATCCCTATCTTCTCCGCCATCTTGGTAAAATTTTCCTGCACCACCTTGATATTTGTCATTTCAACAACCTTCTGAAGAATTCCTGCAAAGAATTCAGGCGGTTGAGAATGGAAAAACCCCTTTGCCTTACCCGTTACTTTACAGAGAAGGTCCTCAAGGCGGGCAATATCGCCTGATGAATCGGTGACAACATTGCCAAACTTACCCAAATCTAAATCTTCTTCCCTGCCCAAACTTATTCCTTTCACAAGAAGTTTCGCTACCACATCGGAGAAATCAAGGGATTCCCCCAAAGTCAACCCTCTCACTTGAAACTTCTGCCCAACAATCTCAACTTCTTCCCGTTTGCCGAGATACACGGCCTTCTCACTCACTTTTTCATCTGCCATCTTTCAATCTCCTTTCATTTAGTTTAGGTGGAATTATCCCACCATAAAAGAAAAGGCCTACTCGCATATTACCGCCGTGGCAATAATTTAAGTAGGCTCTTCCTCTTTTCTGTGAACGCCCTTACATCTCCTATGACGGGCTGTCCACGAAAGAACTTGTTCTTAACAGCTTCCAGTTTATCAGGGTCGCCTTTAATGAAGAAAGTTTTTTCTTTTTCGTCTCCATCAAGACTGAAATCACCTGTTGCCCCGTCACTAATTAGAAGCAAAGCAGCGATGTTTAAATCTGTTGTCTTAAATCCTTGCGGATCACGTTCATTCTTCATTTCTTTCCTCCAATATTTAATATTTTAACGCAGTATTAACTACCACCGCTGTCTTCTACCAAAGCGACGCATTTCTCGGTCTCATCATACAAGGCTCTGAAAGTTACAGGGATTACATTTTCCGACGCTCTGTTAGAAACCATAGCACCGTAGTCCATAGAAACTACCTTATAGAAGGTAATCTTCCGCTCACCATAGTCGCCAGTGTCCGTTGTCTTCGGCGCCAGCCCGTAGAAAAGCAGAACTTTCTCTACAAGGTTAGTGGCTTCAATACCCAATGAAAGTTTCCCTGCTACCACATCCCCAGCCTCACCCCAAGCCAACTTAAGGTTATCCAGTGTTGATTCCAGAAGATTGGTGGTGATGGTGTAAGTTTCCCCTATTTTCTGAATTATCACAGGATTAACCACCTGGTCAGGAATTATCTCTAAAAATGTTCCCGCTTTGGTTAGCGTCACTCCATCTCTGGTATATCCGATGTCAGTTGCCGCCTCTGCGGTAGCGCCCACCAGCAAAGAAGCTGCGCCCACCAAAATATTCTTCTTGTTTTTACTTGCTACAAAACTCATATTTCATCCCTCCTTTTTTTATAGTTAAGTCCGGGCGGAGCAGGCAAACAAAATGTCTGAGGCAAAATAATAACTTCTTTCCGCCTCTATCTCATCGCATCTAATCTCCATAATGCCCGGGTCAATTATTGTTCTCCCGAATTCCCCTTCTCCTTCAATGAAATCGGATATTTGTTGCGCTAAGTCAAATACAGATTTCTCGGCAGTTTTCTTATCCAAAGGGCTATTGTCAACCACCCTGATAATGAAGTGGTTTTCCTTTGGGAAATAGAAAGATTCCTGGTCGGAAATCGGCTTCCCGCCAGTCTGCATATCGGAAATAAATTGTATTTCGGGACATAAAGATTTTACGAAGTCATCAGGCTCTCTCCTGCCCCAAAAAAGCGAGACAGTTTTGCCTGCGAGATTCTTAAACTTCTTTGCATCAATAATGTCCCAGAGATACTGCTTTATTTCCAGATATTTCTTTAATCCCAACTTTCCTCCTTCTCCAACTCTTCCTCTTTGAACGCTTCAATATATGTTCTGGTTATCTCATCCTCCAACTCAGCAATCTTCCTTAATTTTTCCTCTCTTGTGCCGGAAACAACTTCCCTTTCAGCTATCACCGGCGCCATCTTTCTCGGTGTTCCAAAGAACTCACGGGCTACCTTAACAATTTCATCTCCATTAAGAAGCAACCTTCTGGGACGCATTGCTGGCGAAAGATATGTTCTTTTCCTTGTTATTACATCAATGCCTCTTCCAGCGCTTCCTTTCCGTTCCCCATATCCCTTATAATACTTTACAGGAAATGCCTTGCCCCAGAAGACAAAATACTTCCCGCTTTTCGGCTCATTCCAAAAAGGACCCTTAAATCCCTTTGTAAGATAAGAAGCAATGGTATCGTATCTTGTTCCACGCCAATCCCAGCCCGAGAAGTGGAGCCTTATTGAACGATCACCCTTTTTACCTACTACCGTTCTTAAACTATCAAGAAGTCCGCCAGTAGCGACCAAAGGTTTTGTGCCTTCTCCCTCATGTCTCTTGCGGAAAATTGTGGACTTTTTCAAGTCGGCTACATCCTTTCCAGAAAAAATCCTTTCCTGATTGACATAAAGGAGCCGGGCAGCAAGTTCTTTCCTGCCTTTGAAATCAAGTTTGCGGGATCGGACAAATGACTTGGCAATGTCCTTAAAGTATTTTCTTTTGTTGAAGTATTCAAGATCTAACTTCGTTTCAACTTTCCACTCAAAATGCATACCGCCCCCGCTTAATCGTAATCAGAAGGAGTGAGACTCTGGTCAACAGCGTCTTTCATATTGAAAACTGGATCGACATTCATTCTGTTTGACGAGGGTGTATCCGCTTGTGTCGTATCCATTGCAACTGGATCGCCATTTGCATCAATCAACTTCTGCTCACCACTCCTGATACCCTCCAGCAAATCCCGAACTCTTGCCCAGATTTTCTCTCGTTCATTTTTGGACTGCGCTTGGTCCCTGAAATAGAAAAATGTAGTCAATTCTATGCTTAGAGTTTTAATTACAGGAGGAACAGACACAAAAGGAACTTTATACCTGGATGCACAATAAGAATCAATCAAAGTGTCGCTTTTTACAACCCAGGCGGTCACTTGTTCCTCTGTAATTTTTTCGCCGTCTATCAGCGTTTTTAACTCACTGACAGCATTCTTCATATCAGCAACCGTGCAATAAATGTTGCCTCCCTTTGACAAGGGGTCAGGATGATATTTTAGGTGGAATTATTCCACTTCCTATATCACCTCTGACCACTTATCAAGTGTTTAACTAATTACATCTGTCAAAGCCTCACAGGCTTCAGGACAAATGACTTTTTCCGTCTGAATGGTCTTTACACGATAAACCGTGCCATCATAATTCTCATCCCTGCGATTGCTTATTTGCTTTCTCTTGGTGTTAATGTTGTAAGCAAAACTGGCCCTCATTAAGTCAGGACTCGGCTCCAGATAAGCAAAATAAACATTTTTACCCCACAGCCTTGATAATACTTCAGTCTGTCCTTTGTTTGCTGTGTTGTAAACTGCTCCCGCAACGAGGAAGGTGTTGATACCGAACATCAGCGCAAACATCTTCTCAAGAGAAAATACTTGTTCTGCTGGAATTGGTAGATACTTCCAGAGTGCCCTTAATGTAGGGTCTTTCTTCACTACCTTATAAACCGCTTTGTTCATAATGATAGTGTTAGGCGGCGTTCCGAAGTTTAACTCAACCTTATCCATAACGGTGTCTATATCCTTCTCAATAGTAGGATCAGTTCCATCCCACAAAGGACTTGGAGTTGACCCGCTGGCATCCCTTGTTGCATAAAGAGCCTTTACTCTAACTTCCTGATTCATCAGATGCACCTGCACCAAATTCTGAACAGTGGTAATATCAGATTTGATAGGAGGATCCTGATTTTCACGAATTCTGTCAGCAAGAATTGACTCCAGAGTGTATTCCTGGCAAACATAGGTTGGAGTTTCATCAATCTCCCACATAATCCGCTTGGCTTTGGTGTTAATCGCCCTCTCATCATTGGTGGGTATTAAATGTGATTTCTTAAATTTATAATATTTATCAGATTCCTTGTTCACTTTTAACCCAGGTGCCGCCTGCTCAGAAATAAACTGCTGAACAGGATACTCAATAGCGACCTTTGTCATCTGTGCGTTAGGAATATGAACCGAACTAATTGAACTTGGTCTTCCCATGACTTATTCACCCCCTTAAATTTTAGTTTTTATGCTACATTAACGAGCTCGGGATTCAAATTCACCTCAAAGATGTCCCCAGCCACTGAAGCAGCTGACTCCGCTTGCCCGGCAATATACTTAATGGAGCCCGTGCCAGGAGATAAAGTTCCAAGTGACTCCAACCTGCCGAGTGCCCCAGAAGTAATCACATAATCTCCAATAGCGATTGCCCCAGCGGCGATTGCCTCAGCAATACCCTTCCGTTGGATAGCACAGGTTTTCCCATCATCAGCATCCTGTAAAGCAATTCCTTTAACCTTCTTAGCATTGGTTTCTGGAGCAATCTTGCCCTGTTTCTCGCCAGTGCCCGCTACAACAGCGGCACGATCAGTAATCGCCCCTTCTGCCACTACGGTATCACTCCAGAGATTTATTGTTCCTTTCATAATTCTTATCCACCCCCCTTATTGTTTTTAGTTTATTACTTATTCTCTAATTCTCTTGCCGCCTGTATCAAAGCGTCAGCGTAAGAGATTTCTTTGCCTAATTTTACACCTTCAGACCGAATCTCTTCTGCTCTCTTATCCTGCTTTTCCTCTTCGGTAAGCACTTTGTCTCCGCCCTTTCCTTCTTCTCCGAATTTTACCATCGGAATCAAAGAAGTAATGACACCTTTGAGAGCTTCAACCTGAGAAAGTTTTGTCTTGTTGCCAGACTCCATAAAAGAAATCTCAGATGTATCAGAAAGAGAAATAAACAAGGCTTTTAGTTTCTCTTCAAAAGCGGGAAGAACTTTGCCAGCATCCTTCTGCTCCTTCAGGAAACTCTCAATTGACGCTTTTTTCTCCCTTGCCTTACCATCTGCAATATCTTTCTCTAACTTCACAATCCTTTCATCTTCCATTTTTTTATCATCAACTTTCTTTTCCTCTCCCATCTTTTTCACCTCCTCGTTTTTCTTTTCTCCTTTCTTTGCTTCTTTGCCCCTGATTTCCATCAGTTTTGAAATCGCACCCGCTTTATCAATTACTCCACTTTCAAAAGCGGATAAAACATCCTCAATTGCCCAACCTTTTATCCCAACAGGGATAGATTCGGCTTTTTCCTTCGGCTTTTCCTTTGCGCCGTGCATTTGATCTCCACCATCTGGATTTGCCAATTTGACTTCCTTTTCTTCCTCTTTAATAACCGAATATCTCTTCAAAAAATCCATCGTTTTAGATACTGCCTCGGGATTAAGTAAGAACTTATCAAGAAACTTCGCCATTTCAGCGGAAGGTTTTACGCCATCAGAGAAGAACTGGTCGCCAAACATTCCGACATTGGCAGCGGGGTTATCAACAATATCTGCGCCATCAAGTCTTTCAATGCGGGCAAGAGGAAGGAGTTCTTCTCCTGTTTCCTCATTTTTCATTGGTGTTCCATCTTTATTAACCCTAACATCTGGTTTTCCTTTGAATACAATAGAAGCCCCGAAAGCATCGGGGTCGGCTTCCGCTAAACTCATCACATATTCCGCCAAATCGCCCTGAGGTGTCTTATGGGCGGTTCCGCTAATATATAAATCCGCTCTGGCAATATCGCTGTCCCTTCTGAAATTCTTAGCGCGGCCTAAAAATGTTCCTAAAGCGGTATTGCTCATTGTCGGGTGCCCGAAGCGGGATTTAATCCCCATTTTAGCGTCATTACCCAAAACAATAACCTGCTCAATGGTTTCATCATCAACTTCCTGATCGTGCCCTTTTACTTCACCCTTTGATATAACAGAAAATCCCCGAATAATCTCATTTTCCCTATCAACACCAGATTTCCCGTCTTCAATACCCCTTGCAATATCGCTTCTAAATAATTCACTTTCCACTTTATCCCCCTTTTGATTCGGCTCCTTTATGCCCTTCGCCTTCCTCCAAGTGGCGTAGCAGATAGCGCTTACCTGTGCATCAGGTCTTTCAGGACTTGCCTTCTTCTCTGCCTTGATACAGCGTGAAATGAAGTTTTCCTCACTTTCCCCCTTGCGGGGCGGACTGATCGGCATTTTAACCTCCTTTATTTCTTGACTTGTGATTCCTTCGCTTTATTCTCCACCAGATTGATAGTGATGTTAATCGGGCGCACCAAACAACCTGACGGAGTAATTGATACGGTGAAACTATTATTCTTCTTTTTCTTCTTCTCTTCCGATTTCTTTTTTTCCATAACAATAAAAATGCCCGAATAATCTGAACCTTCATCAGACTATTCGGGCTGTTTTGCCTTTGTAAAAGTCTTAATTCTTACTTAAAACTATTATACCCTAAAAATTATTCTTTGTCAAGTATCAGGTGTAATCAAATGCCAAATCTCTTTGGAAATCCCTATTCAGTTCATCTTCTATCTCCGCAGATAACCTTTCGGCTTTTTCTTCTGCGAAGTATGAACCCGCAACCTTTCTCGCCCGCCTGATTAACTTCTCAAGAGGTTCAACCAAATCCTGCAAATCGGATAACAATATGCTGTGCGTTTTAATGCAAGATTGCACCAGACGGAGCTCGTGCTCAAGATACTCCCCATATATTTTTCTATCACTCATAATATTGCGCTACCTCCCCCTATAGCCCAACTCTCTTTTCCTGACCCTGAACTACAGGGGAAGTAGTGTATTAAATATGAAATTATATCAAAGACTAAAGAATACCCGAGAGACAAAAGGATAAAAACCCGTCAGTATTGCAGGGTCGGGCTGGTGAGAGAGTTGTCAGATGCACCAGTTCCCAATGTCCAATTGCGGTTGCCCGCTTTAGTGGCGATTTCCACCGCCAGGTTCGGTCTATTGTTTTGTGGCTAATAAACCAGAAAGGAACGCCATTACTATTGCGATTTTTCATTCTTGAATTTATTATACCTCAAATTTTCTCTTTTGTCAAGTCCTCATCTTTTTTAACCCTATGATGAGTTTCCAAAACAACCTCAAAACTCTTTGCTTGCATATTCGCATTTAAAGTTAGCTTACCATATTCCTGGCAGCACAGCAAGTCAAATTGTTTTAATAGTTCCTCTTTTGCCCGTTTTATGTGTTCCTGCGAGTATCCAATCATTTTGCGAAATCACCAACCCTCTTTAATTGCTATATGGATAAAGCCGATAGTAAGGCAGATGGTAAAGGGCGAAATAGCCCACAGCAGTATCAGGGCGGGGATAAAAATCATAAAAGATATAATATCAATCATATTCCATCTCCCAGAAGTTTTCTTGTCAATAGCCTGATAAAATGCAGATGGTAATGCGATTTGATTTCTCTGGGCTCCCTAAAATCGCCCAGAATACCCAAACTAAATTCCATCTTCGCCACAAGATACTTAATTTGATTTGGATTTAGTTTAACTTTATGTTCTTTCCATATTCCTATTGGGGCACTACAATTCGGACAATCTACGATAATAATTTTCTTATCTTCACAATAAACTCTGGTCCGATGATTGCCAGCCACTAAATCACAAAGCTTACATTTCTTCATCTCACCTCTATCGGAAACGGCTTTTCTGGATACTTTTCTCTCCAATCGTGTAATCTTTTCTGAAAACGAGCCTCATCCTCCATCTGCAACTCTGTTCTTTCTTCCACCGTCAATGCGTCCCTTGATCCTCCCCCCATGGCTTCTGCGTGCCTCAACCACGCCTTCGGGCAAACCAGCAGGCGATAATCGGCAAAATACATCCTTAATGTTAAATCAGTTTCCTCTCTATGTCCAACCCGTGTTATGTGCGTGCCAAAACCGCCAACCTCTTGAACAATCCGTTTCCGATACAAAAATAGCCCGTGCAAATGAGATACTTCATATATCTCTGGCGGATTTTCAATAAAACAACATTGTCTATCGTCCGGTATAATCAACCCGTTCCAAGAATAAAAATAATTTTTGAATTCCTCTGCCTTTATCGTAGAAAAGTTCCAGGCATTCGGAGACAATCCCCCCACCGCACCAATTTTTTCATCTGTTATGATAATATCGTGCAGATGTTTTAAATAATCCGGGTGCAACCATATATCGTCCTCAAGTCTTTGCCCAAACTCGCAATTAGGTGAGGATAATTCCAGTCCTTTCTGCCATGCCTGGCAAATACCTAATCTCGGGTCATTTATCATTTGCAAGCTATGTCCATTATCATGAACTACTTTAAGTAAAAAATATACGGCTTGATTACTACGCAAAGGAGGTTTACTGCCATCTATAATCACAAGATCCCATTCAGTATAGGATTGCGATAATAACGACGACAGGCATCCTATAAAGAACTGCGGGCGATTACGGGTAATTAAGGTCACAGAAATTCTACCCGACATTATTTTTCCCCCTTGCTTTTCTCAAGTAACTCATAATACTCTACCTTAAGGTCTTCATATCCATGCCCGTAGTATCTGTTAATAATATTTTTGATAGCTATCCGTTCGGTGTTAATTTTCCTGATTAACCTGGCTGATTTGCCTGCCCTGGCGTCAGAATTGTTTTTATCTTTCACCATCGATTCCAAGATAGAGATTTTGATGTTCACAATAGATAACCTGTCCATTAAATCCCCTAATCCAAATAAAAATTTCTGGCTACTCTTCTTTTTTCTCATCATTTTTCGCCTCCTTTTCATTTTTAATCTCAATAAAAGCGAACCAATCTAATTTCCTGCTATTAGTATATCCTTCCAAGAGAATATCAAGATTACCGGTCGTAACTTTCCATTTATGGTCAGCCGACTCTACCATTCTCACCCGATCAGGATTTTTACGATAATCCTCTCCCGCAAACGGCATTGTAATTAAAACCTTATCCTTACTCACTCTGTATGCTTCTTCTAACATCGTTCTCGCAACTCCTAAATCTAAGTGTTCCAATACTTCCGCAAGCACAACGGTTGAAAAACTTTTATCAGGAAACGGGAGACCATATCTGGCATCCAAAACATAGAAATCTATATCCTTCTTCTTTGTCTGCTTGGCAAGCCTAATTCTATCACTATCATAATCTATCCCACAATGTCTGTAACCTTCTTTTGGCGGAAGCATACTATCTACAATGAACCCATTTGAGCAGCCGATATCCAGAACGCCTTCTTCGGTAATTGCGTGCTCTACTATCCATTTTACCCTTTCAATCTGCCATTTGTCCTTGTAGCTACCGTCATTATGAACAGGTTGATGTATCTTTGATATATTCGGGTTATCAATAACGAATTTCTGGGTTGAAGGGTCAAAATCTTTTGTATAATATTCTTCAGGGGAATACAACTTCACGCTTCCGATAGCCGCACCTTTTCTGTAAGTCGCCAAATTGTATTCAAAATCCTCTGGCGGAGGCGATTTATAACCTTCTGAAACCATAAAATCAAACAACATCTGTCTTGCCTTGATTAAATCTTTGTTATTCATAAATTCTGTCTCGCCCATAAAGGGCTCTTGAGAATTTTCCAAGCCGAGGATCCACGCAAGATGCCAGTCATTCGGATAAATTAACTTAAAATTATACTTTTCTGGATTAAGCCAAATGTCGCAACAGGGAAAGGGGACAAAAGTTGATAATGTAGTTCGGTCCGGTTTAACTCTCCGAATCCACGAAATCATATTGTTTACCGTAGCCCACGATTCGCCTGGCAGTCCTACAATAAAATACGCTTTTGACTGAATACCGGCATCCTTGATCGCCCCAATGGACTCCTCACACTGAACGCTGGTAATCCGTTTATTCACCAGATTCAATATTCCGTCATCGGGATTTTCCACTCCAACCGCCAACTCTGTAATCCCCGAATCTTTAGCCACCTTTAGCAAATCTTTATTCTTGCAAATCAAATCAGCTCTTGAATGTGTCCTCCACCGCATACCCAGTCTGGCAAGGGATTCGCAAACATCAGCAAAATGTTTTCTATCAAGCAAGGTAAGTTCATCTACGAGCCGAACTTCTTTAACCCCATATTCGTTCTTAAGCAACTTAATTTCCCGAAGAACATTTTTCGCTGAACGGAGACGATAAGTTCTTCCAAAAGTATCATGAGAAGCACAGAAGGCACAATTGTAAGGGCATCCCCTTGAACAAGTTATGCAAGTTGCAGGAGCCCCTTCTTCTACCAGATGATGTGAGATTATATCGGGAATTAAATCCCAAGCGGGAAACGGTAAATCATCCAAATTCTTCCAGTAATCACGCACAGAGTTCGTTTTTATTATCCCATCATCGTTGTAACAAATCCCGTTAATCTCATTTAGCGGTTTTCCTCTCACCAATTCCAAAACCGTTTGCTCGCCCTCGCCGATACACGCAATATCAAAGATTCCCTCTTCTATTACCTGCGTTGGTAATGCAGAAGGATGCGCCCCCCCACAAATTAAGACAGAATCAGGATATAACTTTTTAATCAATCTTCCCACGGCATTTGCAACAGGCACATCTGCGGTAGTCATACTGATGCCATAAAATTTATAACCAGAAGGAATTTTACCAGCCCATTCATCGGGAGGCACTCCCGCCAGGTCGCAAACTCGCACTTTTTCGCTATGTTTCCTGATATAACTGGCAATATAGAGAATGCCAAGTGGAATTTGAAGTTTTTCATCATATAACAAGAAATTTGGCACTCTTATTAGAACTATTTCACTGTCAAACTTTGCCATTTTTTATTAAATCCTCGCCTGATTTCAGATCAGTCGGCTCACTTGGCCCAAAAAATAGGCTATTTAAGCAAGAAATAACCATCTCCGGGCGAATTTCTCTCATACATTTCGGGTAACTGTATTTCCAGCAGGACATAAACCAGAAGGGTCCACCGCAGAAACAATCACGGCAAGTCCCAATCTGGATATTTATGTTGTCTGAATAGCCGAAAAGGGAAGGCGAAGTGGGTCCAAAGAGAACGATTGATTGAGTTTTTACCGCTCTGGCAATATGCACAAGACCACTTTCGGTCCCAATAAGCAATTTTGCCTGGGCAATTACATCGGCAACCTGATGCACATCGGTTTTGCCCCGCAAATCAATGGAAACATTTTTGTAGATGTCTTGATTAAGTAATCCTACCAGCACTGTTGCAATTTTATGCTCTGCCAACCAGTTTATCACTTCCTGCCAGTAATCGGAAAACCATCCCTTTGTTGGCGCCTGTGTAGAATCGGTATGTAGCGCCACAAAGGACTTGTCCTGAAAGTTCACTGGATATTCCCTCCTCCAAATAAATAAATCGTCCGCTGAAGCGTTTAGATTGGTTGTAACGAAGGGTAAGGCAAATGTGTTAATGCTGTAATTTAGCAATAAACGGTTAGAAAGGTATGAATACTTATCAAAGAGGATTTTATTGGCGCCATCATCAAGAGAGGGGTTATTAAAGTATGTTTTGATGGTATATTGGCAATCAAAGAAGATTTCAAATCTTTTTATCTCACTAGCGGGTTTCCAATCAAATTCGGTGCTCTTGATATAATCAATGTTGGGGTCACGAATCAGCACATCCTTACAATCATTCCGCACAAAAACGGTAATTTCGCAGGGAAAATACTTCATTTTAACCGCTTTTGCGAAGGCCGAAAGAAAAATGGTATCGCCAATTCCGCCAATTCGGGAAATCCCGATAGATATTTTGTCCTTCACCTTTTCAATGATTTAATGTGTTTGTTCAGGAGTGCTTGAAACCTCTTTGGTTTCCGGGGTGAAAAGCCCGAGAACCTTCCTAAACCCTTTTTTGTCTTCGTCGGTAGGCACAATTGCCCCCGCTTTAACCGCATTTACCCAAATCTGATAGAGACTTTCCATCCCTTCTGGCGCAATTTGGTTAAATTTTAAACTCGGATAGCGAACAATATCGCCGTAATTATAATCTACCAGTGGCCTGATTATCTGCGGATTAACACAATTCTCTATTTCATTACCAAGCTCGTTTAAAACCCAGATAAAAAGGTCAAATTGCTTCTTTCCAAGAGCATACGAGCCGAATTTAGTGCCTGAGACACCTAATAACTGCGGGCAAAGAATAGAACGGGCAATCTGACTATCCAATGCATCCATCGTATGTAGCCATAACTCCCCTTTTTCCTTCGCAACCTCCAGCAAATCAATAGCAAAGGCGTCGGACTTAATGACGGATGTTTTATGCTGGATGTCTTTTATAATTTGGAGCAGAGTTTTTTTCTGTTCAGGTGTGGCATTTTTTGGATGTGTTCCTACCGCTGTCGGAATGCCAAATCGTTCCATATAGATTGTCCAAAATTTAGTGAATACCGATTTCTGCCACCAAGCCCGATAAGTTGACTCAAGGTCAGATTTTCCATAGGGGTTCTGGAATTCTTCGTTGTAAGAAAAGACAACAAACTTATTAACTGGCAGTTCATTGCCGTCGCTATCTTTTATAGACACAAGATTATCAAAAGCATCCAGAACAAAGGTGTAATTGTCAGGCACTTTGTCTTTAATGTTTTTCAAAACAATCTTTCCTTTATACTGCCCTTTATCTGCGATGACCCAGTTTTTCTCCGAGATAGAATATCCAAAATCAATTCCCGTCATAATCCCCTTTAAGGCTTTGTGAAAGTTAATCGTATCAAGGGCATATCTGACAAAATCCGCAGATTCTTTCTCTTTAGGATCTGCGTTTTCTGGCTCAATGATTGAATATCCAGTGGATAACCGTGCAAACTTCTTGATAAAGAGGGCGGATTTAACCTGCTCATCCAGTCGCATTTTCCGATAATAATCAATGCCCTTGCGGGAAATAACCGTATCGGGATTGTATTTATCATAAGTCTCCCCAATTCCTAACTCGGTGCGCTCCCCCTTTGCTAATTCTTTATCAATTTGCGCCTTCTCTGCTTTTTCATCTGCTTTTGACTGAAAACTTTCTACCCTTTTCTGTCTAAAATTTCTCACTGGATTAAACATTATTCCTCCCTTACTTTAATTTAAAACTTCCCAACATTCGGGAGCCCCTCGGATAGGTCAATATGCTCTTCATCAGGGACATAAATTCTTTCCCCGCCCTCTACCGATTCATATTTCTCATTCGTATCGCCTCTACTCGCCAATAACTGATTAGCTAACAACACTGAAAACATCCGGTCAAGCGGAATACCTGTTGAACTTTTATAGGATGGAAGCAAGGATCGTTCCAGATCACAACTCAGATCCCCAAAATCTTTTTTCAAATCAGGGTCGTCAAGAAGTGTCCATTCCACATTTGCGAAGCGGGACATTGCATCCTCAATCAACTTATTGCGAATTCCTTTACTGCTAATGACCAGCGGCTCAAGGTTAGCCCCCAATTTCCTGATTGCCTCAACAGGAGAAGAACCAATGCCCGTAGCGTCGCCGAGCCCTACCGCATTATTATACCTTATCATCGCCCCTGCTACCCTTTTTTCCTGCATCTCCCAATCTAATTCCCCTTTAGGAAAAGCATCCATAAAAACCTGCGAGTTATCATAATTGTCAAAGATACTTAAGACGGTAAGATTGCGGGAGATAGCAAGATCAAGACCGGCGGAATAGGTATGCCCTTTTACAGGTTCTTTCGGCTGCGACAGAAAAACCATTTCAGAATTAGGGAATAACTCCATCTGCGAGCCAATCATTTCACCAAGATACCTTTCATTGAAAATAAGGGGAGGAAGCCTTTTTCGGATTGCATTAAACTTTTCCGGCTTAACTAACGGATTTGTTATTGAGGAGTGCTGGAAGTAAGCAACTTCACTTTTACCATCCCACTGATTAGGTTTCGGATTACCGGCGTGAGAAACAGCGTAGAACCAATTGTAGGGTCCTTTCTTCAAACAACCAGATGTCATAAGAAGCATCTTGGCGTCTGTATCAAGCGTTCTCGCTTCTAACCTTCCATCCCATACCTCATTTTTAATTTCCCTGCTTTCATCGGTGATTAAGAAATGCAAACCTTTCGCCTCAAGAGATTGAGGTTCTTCGGCGCTTTTCGCCTCAATTTGCTTTCCATCAAGAAACATAATAACACGGAATTTCATAGAACATCGTTTTGAGAGGAGCCCCAATTTATTCTTCGCAATCCAATACATCGGTTCAAAGATAGCATCGGCGTTTTTATAAGAGGAAGAAACTATCCAGGTAGGATATTCAATATTATGAGGGAGAAAGGTCATTGCTAACCCCTCCGCACTGGCACTCAAAGATTTTCCCCATCGAACGCCGCACGATAGGCACCGAACCTTCGCAGAACATTTATGTATTAACCATTGTTCCGGACGAGGCTCATATCCTATATCCTTAAAAAAAGCCGCTTTATTGAACTTTACTCTCGGCATTTTCTTTTACCTCTTCGCTTTCCTCAATTTCTGTAACGGGTTCTGCTTCCTTACTCTCGGCATCAATCGGTTCAAACCACCGCTTCATCATTTTGCCAACTTCCTCAGCCACAGGAGTGGCAAGATGTAATTTCGCAGTAAGTAAGATTTTTGCCGCCTCAAGACCATCCTGTAATGACGCTTCTTTAACTTTTGATGAGGCGTGGGCAATAATTGCCTTCAAAAGAGATGTTTCGGATATAGCGGTAATCAAGCCTTCATCCTCAAGTGTTTCCAGTATGCTATCGGCTTTCGCTTTTCGTGAGGCAAGAAAGTAATGTTGATACTCGTAGAGATAAGAAGGTGAAACTTTGTATCCCTTGGTCCGCAGAACCTTGGCTAAAATATACGGCTTCTCTCCCTCAAGAATTTTATCATCAATAAACGCCTTGAACCCACTGGTGCGGATGCCCATAAAATTTCTTTGTTTTTTAATTCCTCGCATAATAAAATTACATCACTCTACTATTCAATGCTTGACACTATTTATCTTAATATCGTTTGTAAAAGCCTTCCAGCATAACCAGGTAGCGATGGAAATCGGAAGAAAGAAAAACCAGAAAAAACAAAATGGCGAAACCAGAGCAAGAGGAAATAAAACAAACATAAAAATCATTCCCCCAATAAACATTTTTACATCCTTAATCCAGTTTTATATTTAATGTTATACCTCAAAAAAATATCTTTGTCAAGAGTGCGGAAATTTTCCACTATTGTGAATCAAAAAAGCGTTAAATCTTCTTTAACAGACTTAATTCTCGCCTCCGCTATCTCGCAATATGATTTATCCTGTTCAATACCGATATAATTAAATCCTAATTTCTTACAAGACATACAGGTTGTTCCACTGCCCGCAAACGGGTCAAGCACAATGCCTTTCGGTGGAGTTACTAATTTAACAAGATATTCCATAAGTTTGAGAGGTTTAACTGTGGGGTGATTGTTTCTTAACTTAACCTCTCCGTGAACTTTCCCATCATATTCTCTTGGGCTCGCATTCATCCCAGTTTTAGTAATTTCCTCCAACCCCTCACACCCCATATCCCGCTCTCGCTTTGATGCCTTCGCAACATAAAAGAAACGGGAAGCACCGCCTACATCATTATGTCCCCTTGTATCTTCTTCTAAATTTCCTTTTCCCCATATTGACCCCTTATTAGATATTTTTGCTCTTTTGCTTCTGTTTATCCCACTCTGCCTATCTAATTCTTTTGCACTTTCTTCATCTAAAATAAGATTGGCAGGGAAGCGACCTTGACAAAATTGGGGATTTTCTATCTTTTCTTTTTCTTTTTTTTCTTTATTCCATTGATAACATCCACTCCCACTTGGTTTTGCCCTACCTTCCATCATTATTTTTGTTCCTATTCTACTCCCATCCACATTTATCCCCCCCGTTCCCCATTTCAAACCATTAAAGGCAACATTTTT